GCGGCTCTTGGTGCTTATGCAATCACAGGACAAATTATCCCAGGAGTCTGGTAATGCCACAAGGTAAAGGTACTTACGGTACAAAGAAAGGTCGTCCCCCAAAGAAAGGGGGTAAAAAGTAATGGCTAAAAAACCTGGTTTGTATGCAAACATCCACGCTAAGCGAAAGCGTATTGCTGCTGGCAGTGGTGAAAAAATGAGAAAGCCTGGGTCTAAAGGAGCACCCACGGCTGCTAACTTCAAACGCTCCGCTAAAACTGCTAAGAAAAAGTAACTAACTAATTATGAAATCTATTATCGCTTCCGGTCTCCTCCTCGGCATGGCGCATGGTGCTGCCATCGCTGGTCCTTACGTGAACGTTGAGAACAACGCTGGCTTTACTGGCTCCGACTTCACTAGCCAAACTACTGACTTCCATGTCGGTTATGAGTCTGTCGGTCCCCTGGGTTCCTGGGGTGTCCAAGGTGGTCCTTCTGTTGTCGTCCCTGATGGTGGCGACAGTGAAACTGTGCTGTCTGGTAAAGTATTTGGTTCTGTCGCTGCTACCGAAAAGCTCTCCGTCTATGGTGAGATTTCTGCTACGTTTAATGACACCAACACCTACGGTACCAAGGCTGGTCTGAAGTATAACTTCTGATTGATACATGCCCGCCACTGGATGTGAGCCTTGGGCGGGCTTTACTAAGTGCTCAAATACATAAAATTGTAAATGTAACCGCACTTTTAAATGACCGCAACTATTGCACAAAGGCAGACTTCCACTTGGGAAGATTTCTGCCGGTGGGTAACGTCCACTAATAACCGTTTGTATGTAGGTTGGTTTGGTATCCTCATGATTCCCTGCCTGCTTGCAGCTACTATTTGTTTTATCACCGCCTTCGTGGCAGCACCCCCTGTAGACATCGATGGAATTAGAGAGCCAGTGTCCGGTTCCCTTTTGTGGGGAAACAATATCATTAGCGGAGCCGTCGTGCCTAGCTCAAACGCAATTGGGCTACATATGTACCCGATCTGGGAAGCCGGTTCGCTTGACGAATGGCTTTACAATGGGGGACCGTATCAACTGGTCGTCTTCCACTTCCTTATCGGCGTCTTCGCTTACATGGGACGCGAATGGGAACTTAGCTACCGACTAGGTATGCGTCCCTGGATCTTTGTAGCATACTCAGCTCCTGTAGCTGCTGCTACTGCCGTGTTCCTGGTCTACCCTTTTGGTCAAGGTTCTTTCTCCGATGGTATGCCCCTTGGAATCTCAGGTACCTTTAACTACATGTTTGTCTTCCAAGCGGAACACAACATTCTTATGCACCCTTTCCATATGCTTGGTGTTGCTGGCGTATTTGGTGGTTCTTTGTTTTCAGCTATGCACGGATCTCTCGTCACGTCGTCCCTCATTAGGGAGACTACCGAAGAAGTCTCGCAGAATTATGGATACAAGTTTGGGCAGGAAGAAGAGACATATAACATTGTCGCTGCCCATGGCTACTTTGGACGATTGATTTTCCAGTATGCCTCTTTCAACAATTCTCGCTCGCTGCATTTCTTCCTCGCAGCATGGCCTGTCGTGGGTATCTGGTTTACCGCCCTCGGCGTCAGCACCATGGCTTTCAACCTCAATGGATTCAACTTCAATCAATCCATTGTTACACGTGAAGGTCATGTCATCAATACGTGGGCGGACATCCTAAACCGAGCTGGTCTTGGTATGGAAGTCATGCACGAACGCAACGCCCACAACTTCCCACTGGACTTGGCAGCAGCCAAGACTACTCCAGTGGCGCTGGTTGCCCCGGCAATCGGCTAACTATCTAGTACGTTCATCCTATGTTTGACATCCAAGTATCTGATGGTGGCGCTCGTATTATTCGAGATGCATTGAGATTATACGCGCAGAGCGTTATCACACTGATGCGCTTCGCTACCGTGGTGTAGTGTATAAAGAGATCGACTGATTCCGTAAAAGCGGACTGGGGAGTGCAATGCTCCCCTTCAGTATTGGTTAGAGCCGGTACGCCGACACCTCTAGCCGTCATGACGGTGGGATAGACCACAAAAATTTTTCAAACGTTTGAAGCTTGTCTATAAATTTTATCCATAGAAATGGCTTTTCAATCTTCTACTAACCCAGCGCAGCTTACGCGCCCGGGTCAATCTAACAGCACGGGAGACGCCCGTGCCCTATATCTCAAGCTCTTTAGCGGTGAGATGTTCAAAGGTTTCCAGCACAATGCTATTGCTCGTGACCTGGTTATGCGCCGTACCCTGACCAACGGCAAATCTCTTCAGTTTATCTACACCGGTCACACAAAAGCTGAGTACCATACTCCTGGAAACAGCATTTTGGGTGATACCAATAATGCACCTCCGGTGGCTGAGAAAACCATCACGGTTGATGACCTGCTGATTAGCTCTGCGTTCCTGTACGATCTTGATGAAGTGCTTTCTCATTACGACATGCGTTCTGAGATCAGCCGTAAGATCGGTTACGCTCTGGCTCAAAAGTATGACCGTCTGATCTTCCGCGCTATCACTCGCGGTGCACGTGCTGCTTCTCCTATCACCAAGACCAACTATGTTGAGCCCGGTGGTACTCAGATCCGCGTTGGCACCACGACTAACGCTTCTGACGCTTACTCCTCCTCTGCACTGGTGTCCGCCTTCTACGACGCCGCAGCTGCTTTGGATGAGAAAGGTGTGTCCTCTGACGGACGTGTGGGTGTCCTGAACCCCCGTCAGTACTATGAACTGATCCAAGCTGTTGGGTCAAACGGTCTTGTAAACCGTGATTCTCAAGGAACCGCACTGCAAAGTGGTAACGGTATCATTGAGATCGCCGGTATTAAGATCTACAAGTCCATGAACATTCCGTTCTTCTCCCAGTACGGTACCAAGTATGGTACTGGTTCTGCCACGAACCCTGGTGTGACCGATCCTGGTAACACTGGTTCCTTCGTGTCTGAAGCTCTTGAAGATGCTGCTGCTGATGTCACTGGCATTAACAACGAGTACGGTGAAGAAACCGAATTCGCTAACAGCTGTGGTCTTATCTTCCAGCGTGAAGCTGCTGGTTGTGTGGAAGCTATCGCTCCTCAGGTGCAAGTCACCAGTGGCGACGTGTC